AGAGGTGCAATGGGTACTACTTAGACACACTCATTGTCAATCTCTGGTACTCCCTGGGTAGATTAGTGAGTGCTCACTGGGGTGATAGAGTCTATAGTTTAACTAGGGTGGGGTCATTTGATAGACGGGGGGACACCTAGCGCACTATGAATTATTAGTAGGTGCTACTCAGACACAAGAAAGAGTAATTTTAGAAAAAATAGGTTTAATAGGAATAGTTGTCTTTACTAAGTAGTGCTTGTTTGTCTTGTTTTATTACATTAATTATCAATCTGTTATTTATTCTGGGAATAACAAGGAGTCTTTAGAGATAAGTTTAGTAAAGGGGCAGGGTACTCTAGTGTTAGTTAGTGCTTACTAACATAAGGTTAGTTAGTATTTACTTACATAGTCTTTTTTAAAAATATATTGTATTTTAGTAATAAGATGTGCTAAAAGTCTTGGGCATCTAAAGGTCTGCCCACAATCACTATGGAAAACTTACCTAAGAAAAAAATGGGGAGACCCAAAAAATCTGATGTGTCTTTAAATAAAGCAGGGAATCGTGGTCAAAGGGGCAGACCTAAAGGCGATACTGCCATTATTAATGAATATAAGGCTAGGATGTTAGCCTCCCCTAAGTCCAGAAAAGTATTGGACTCTATTATGGATGCTGCTTTAGACAACGAGCATAAGAATCAAGCAGCCGCCTGGAAACTGTTAATGGATAGAATGTTACCCATTAGTTATTTTGAGAAAGATAAGACAACAGGGGGCAGGAGTAACATTTCAATTACTATTTCTGGGTTAGGAGTCAATGAGACTTCTAATGTAGAAGACTCTTTATCTTTAGAAGATAATATAATTGAGGGGACTTATACGGATAATGTTTAAATACTTTGAGCTAGATGAGTTTACTTGTTCGGAAACAGGTAAAAATGAGATGCAGGAAGGATTTATTCATTTATTAGATTCTTTAAGGGAAAGTTGTGATTTCCCTTTTAAGATTACATCAGGCTATAGGGACAGAACTCACTCTGCTGAGATTAATAAAACCACAGTAGGACAACATACTTTAGGGTGTGCAGCAGATATTTATATTGATAATGGAGTAAGAAGATACAAGATTGTTCAACAAGCAATACTATTAGGTTTTAAAGGGATTGGTATCGCTAAAACCTTTGTCCATGTCGATACTAGAACATCAGACCATAAAGTTATTTGGACTTACTAATATGAATTTAATGCCTTTTGATCCAGAAAAAAATGAGCCTAAAGATGTTGGTTTCGGAGAGTTATCTACTGAAATTACTGTTACATTAGGAGATGAAGACTCTGGGTATTTGGTTGTTCCTATGCTTTGGTGGGATTCAGAAGGAAATCCTATTTTATTAGGAGAAATAGCAAACGAAGAAGCTATGCCTGATGAAAATAAAATTTTAGCTGAAACAAAAAAATATGAAGCTGAGACAGGAAAACAATTCCCTAGATTTTCTTCTTTAGAAAAAGCCGATGCTTTTACAAGAGAAAGGACTAAAAAAGGAGCTATGTTTTCTCCTTTAGCTAAAGATATAAAAGAAGAAAAAGCTAAAGTAGCAAATACTTTCAAAGAAGCAATATAACTATGGCTGAAAGTGAATTAGACATTAAGCTATTACCGTGGCAACAAGAGGTTTGGAATGACCCTGTACGCTTTAAAATTGTTGCAGCAGGAAGACGTACAGGTAAATCACGTTTAGCAGCATGGCTTCTAATTGTTAATGCTTTAAAGAAAGATCGCTCTATTGTTTTTTATGTCGCTCCAACCCAGGGGCAAGCTAGAGACATTATGTGGGATACGCTAATGGATTTAGGGCATCCTGTAATTGCTTCTAGTCATATCAACAATCTACAGATTAAATTAATTAATGGTTCCACTATTTCATTAAAGGGTGGTGACAGACCAGAAACTATGCGTGGTGTCTCACTAAAGTTTCTTGTCTTAGATGAGTATGCAGATATTAAATCTGAAGTCTGGGAGCAGATCCTTAGACCAGCACTTGCTGACCAAAAAGGCCAAGCATTATTTATTGGGACACCTATGGGTAGAAACCATTTTTATGAATTATATAAATATGGTGAATTTGAAGAAGATCCTTCCTATAAGTCCTGGCACTTTACGAGCTATGACAATCCCCTCTTAGACAAAGATGAAATAAACGCAGCCCAGAAATCAATGTCAAGTTATGCGTTTCGACAAGAGTTTATGGCTTCCTTTGAAGCCAGAGGCTCTGAAGTGTTTAAAGAGGATTGGATTAAATTTAGTGAAGAAAAACCAGAGAACTATGATTGTTATGTTGCAGTAGATGTTTCTGGTTTTCAGGATTTAGTTAAAAAGAAAACAAAAAATACACGTTTGGACAATACTTCAATATGTGTTGTTTTTGTTAATGAGGATGGTTGGTACGTAGAAAACATAGTGTATGGTCGGTGGACAGTTGAAGAAACAGCACAAAAGATTTTCCAAGTAGTAAGAGACTATAAACCTTTATGTGTTGGTATAGAGAGATGTATCTCGTATCAAGCTGTTATGCCTCCTCTATTAGACATGATGAGAAGAAACAATTTCTTTTTTCACATTGAAGAAATTTTACACAATAACGTCAAAAAAATTGATAGAGTTATTTGGGCTTTACAAGGTAGGTTTGAAAACGGCATTATTACGTTAAATAAAGGAGCCTGGAATAGTCGCTTTTTAGATGAGTTATTTCAGTTTCCTGATATATTGACGCATGATGATTTAGTGGATTCTTTAGCGTATATAGATCAATTAGCAAAAGTAACATATGGTGGTAATTACGAAGAATTATCAGATTTTGAAATAATTGATTCCGTCGCAGGGTATTAAAATATGGCTTATGGTGATGATAATAAACCTTCAATGATGCAAGAGTCATTGGAGAGTTGGGTAGTATATAAGTGCGATCAGTGGAGAGATCACTTTGAATCGAATTACTCAGAAAAGTTTGATGAGTATTATCGGTTATGGCGAGGCATCTGGGCAAAAGAAGATGTTACTAGAGATTCAGAGAGATCTAAAATTATTTCCCCTGCATTGCAACAGGCAGTTGAAAGCTCTGTTGCTGAAATCGAAGAAGCTACTTTTGGCAGGGGAAAGTTTTTTGAAATTAGGGATGATGCTGGTGATCCTGAAAATAGAGACATTGTTTTTCTAAGAGAACAATTACACAAAGATTTTCAAAAAAGTAAAATTAGAAAGTCCGTAGCAGAGTGTTTAATTAACTCTGCGGTATTCGGTACAGGTATTGGTGAAATTGTTTTAGAAGAAGAAAAAGAAATGACTCCTGCTACTCAGCCCATTATGGGAGGTGAGTTAACCGCAGTAGGAGTTAATGTCAGGGATAGAATCACCTGTAAGTTGCGCCCTGTCATGCCGCAAAATTTTCTTATTGATCCTATTGCTACTTCGATTGAGGAAGCCTCTGGTGTAGCGATTGATGAGTTTGTCTCCCTACATACAGTAGAGCAACTACAAGAATCAGGAGTTTATCGTAAAGTAAATGTTGCTTCTGCATCTTCTGATTATGACATCGAGCCAGATCAAGATTTGACTGTCTATCACGATGATAAAGTCCGTCTGACAAAATACTATGGTTTAGTCCCTCGTTATTTGCTGTTAGATGCTCAAGCACAACTCCAGTTTTTTGAGGAGCAAGGTGAATTAGAAGAAGACGGTTTAGAAGAGTTAGCGCAGCCTAAAGAAGAAGAAGTTGCAGAAACCGAAGAAAACACAGAAGAAGAAAGCTACTACGTAGAGGCAGTTGTTGTTATTGCAAACAACGGCACATTACTAAAAGCTGAAATAAACCCTTACATGATGGGAGATCGTCCTGTTGTTGCTTTCCCGTGGGATGTTGTACCTTCTCGTTTTTGGGGCAGAGGGGTTTGTGAAAAAGGTTATAACAGTCAAAAGGCATTAGACGCAGAGATTAGAGCGCGTATTGATGCTTTAGCTTTGACAGTTCATCCTATGTTAGCAATGGACGCTACTAGAATACCTAGAGGATCTAGGCCAGAGGTAAGAGCAGGTAAGGTTATTTTAACTAATGGTAATCCTGCTG